TCCCCATTTAATAATCCTATCAAAGTTTTTAGCTTTAATATCTACAACAGGTCCATATTTCTTCCACATTTTAGCCATCAAATTTAATTCAATTAAAAATAAAGGCCACTGTTTGTGCGATATGTTTTTTATTTTTATATTTATTTCTTTCATGTCCTATATATAGGATATCAGGGGATATTTGTCAACGTCCTTTTCTTCCTTTTCCCCTATATTTTCCCATTCTTTTTTCGTGTTTATTTCTGTTCTTTTTATGCCTACCAGGTCTTTTTCTGGGTTTATCTTTTTTATAGGTATTTACACCCCATTTTGGTGCTTTAGCCATTACAATTCAGGGTTGTCTTCGTTTATATTTTGTACAGCAGGCATATAACTTATTTTACCATTAATATGCTGTTCTAAATCAGAACCACAAGTTATGCATCTGTATAAATCTTTAGTTAAAGATACTAACATTGTTGGTTGATCACACATTGGGCATACACCATGAGTTATATCTGGTTCAAATTTACTTTTTTCAAAAAAATTTTTCACTTTAATACTAATAAGATAAGTATTGCTAAAAGTATATACCCTTGATGATTGTTAACAAATTTTCTTATCTCTTTTAAAAATGCTCTCATTCTACTACCTTCCCTCCTGACCATTTCATGTCCGGTAAACCATTTTCGTAAGTTTTACCATCGTAAGTCAAAACCTGTTTTCTGTTCGCACCTTTTTCATTGTACGACACGTGGACCCATCCGCCTGCTGGATCATCTTTTTTGTAGAATTCTAAAATTAATTGATCAAAGTCACAATTGTTTTGAATCCAATATGCAGTTTGTATGTTAGGTACACCTGCTATTTCAAAGTCAACCGCCTGCCCCTTTGCATGTTGCGACGTTTTTTTGCTGCCGATCGCTTCACACAATGCCTCAGACCTGTAGCCCGATGTCACTGTTATTGGTTTATCAAAGTGTGCACGAACCGGTTCTAATATTTCATAACACACGTTTTCTAGATTTTTAATATCACCTGCTCCTGGTGAGTTATCAATGCCTTTACGTGTAGCGGTCATTGACTTAGTCATTTCTTCTAATTTAAAATGTTTACTTAATTGCATAGCTCCCCCTTAATCTAAGATTATTGCTTTAATAGATTTTTCACCCATATATATCTCAGTCTTTGCCTTACCCTTCCAGCATTTATAAGATACTGATTCAGAGTACTGTCTCTCCGCTTCGCGCTTGCCGCGAAGGCACATCGCCATCGAGTCTTGAATACGATGTTCCTTAATTTCTCCGTTTACGAACATTAATAATCCTATCACCGCTTCGATCATTTTGGGTAACTCCCATTTCCGTTTTTATAATGCATATCTCTTGATGCATCTTTTAATTTTTCAATATCTTCTAAAACTTTATCCATTTGTTTTCTTAAAAATTCTATGTTTACTTTATTTAAAGCCATATCTTCAATGTGTTTAGTTATACGATCTAAATTTTTATAAATATCTTCCAGCATCATAAATTGCTCGGAATCTGCGGGAAGCGAACCAAGTTGACCCCGCGGCCATTTGATTCTAAACTCTGTGTTTTCAATAACATCTGTTTCCATTAATTTTAAAGTTGTCTCCATCCGATTCTGAGACTCTATGATACCAAAATAAGCCCACGTTCCAATCGCGACCATTGCGATCAATGAGGCTACCGTCTTCATCGGCATTTGTACTGCCGCTTCTTCTGATATTTTTAAAGGTTTACCCATTAGTTACAGTTCATTTTATCTAGGTCAACTGGTTTATCTTTATAAAACCATATCCAAGATGAAATCTTTGTTCCTTCTTGTGTATATGTGCATTTAGGACCTATTGCACATGAACTTAAAGCGAATAACGCTATTATAAATAGTATTTTTTTCATATTATTGTGATAGTGGATTTGATGTAGAAACCTTAATTTCTTCTATTTGAACTTTTAATAATTCAATTTCTTTTTCATTAACTAATGTTTTAGTATGACCATGGTCAACCGGATGTTCGTGTGAAGTATCTACATTTTCTAGTGCAGCAACTTTTTCCTCTAATACTGCTATTTGCGCAGAATAATCTGTAGTTGATCTACCTTCTATTTCAGCTAATTTAGTTGTAATTTCTCCATACTTAACGAAACCACCACCTATTGCAACGATTGCTGCAATCAAAGCTGCTATTCCTGCAAGTTGTTCTTTAAGTTTACCCATTTTTTAACATCTCCAGTTCATATAAAAGCTTTTGTTTCTTAATATTTATTTCATTAAGTTTTCTAGCTTTAATTTCTATCTTATCATTTTGAGTATAACTTGCAAGATTAGTATTTGGATATATTTGCCTATTATCAAATATATTTAATTGGTCTAAATATATGTCTTTTGGCTTATAAAATACTGTATTTTGGTATGCATTTAAAGATGCTTGTTCACTTGTCATAGCTTCCATTTTTATAATATTCTTGACGGCTAAATTTTTAGATATATCTTTAATATCTTTATCAACTTTATCCATTATTCTAGCGAGATTTTTGACAATAGCTTTTTTCTGTTGTATCTTTTTTTGTTTGGCAAGCTTCTTAGTCTGAACAGCGGATTTTTTAGGAGACTCGCTATCAGATTTCTCTTCTTTAACTTCTTCTTTTTCTTCTTCATTAGTTGCTTCTACCATTTGAGTAGGCTCTTCTTCAACCGCTTCTTCTTCAGCCATTTCAGTGTTTTCTTCTTCCATTACTTCTTCTTCAGCCATTTCTGTTGGTTCTTCTGTCATTTCTTCTTCCATCATTTCTTCTTCTTGAAATGTTTCTGCCATAGCAGGTTCTTCTTCAATCATCTCTTCTTCCTGAAATGTTTCCGTCATCATAGGTGGCTCTTCTTCCATCATTTCTTCTTCTTGAAATGTTTCTGTAGTAAATCCTTCTCCTTCCTCGGTTGGTTCCATAAATATGGGTCCATCATCTTCAACGAATGATTCTTCATATGAAAATTCCTCTTCTTCAGAAACCATCGGTAAGAATGTTGCAACGATTTCGTTTGACTCTTCATAAATTTCCTCCATCATTTCTTCATCTGCAAATACAATCATTGGGCCTTCTTCAAATGACATACCTTCATCTTCCATGTCCATAAAAAATGAATCTTCCATAAACATTTCATCAAAAAATTCTTCAACAAACTCTTCTGCAAATGTAAAAGTTTCCATTTCTGTTTCCATTTCAAATTGAGGTTCTTCATCAAAAGTAAAGTATTCTTCCTCAAAATAGAATTCTTCCATGTCATCAAAAACTTCTTCTTGTAAATCTCCTAATGTATCTTCAACATCGTCTAAAGCTGTTGATGTTTCTGTATCTAGTACAGTGTTATCATAAGTCATTGTAAGTTTAGCACCTAATAAATTAGGTCCACCCCTACTAGCAGAACCCGTGTTATTATCTGTACCACTCCAAGACCAATCTACTTTATTAGAATTTGCGTTGTTATATATAACTGTATCATTGTATTGACCGCATGCTGCAGATAATCCTGTTAAAGAAGATGTTGGATAACCATTACAGTTTCCTTTAAAACCATCTATATCTGTTCTTGTTTGAGTAGTAGTAGATAATACAGTACCACTTGAATCTTTTATTTTAATTGTAATTGTGTGAGAATCAGTAGCCCCAGTGTCGCCTTCACAGTTTCCCGCTTCATGGTCACAGTTTGCAACATCAATATAATTATTAAGAGTTATGCCATTATCTAACATATCCTGAGTACGAGTATTATTAGTTAAAGCAATGTCGTTTTTAGATATTGTTGCAGTACCAGTAACTTCAAAATCACCACCTACGCCCCATTTATAACCACAATTTGATTGAGAAGTTGGACACGTAACTGTAAATCCATTCATTGTAGCATTGTTAGACACATAACCAGAGCTACCAGGATTAATTTGATCTGTAGAGCTAGAATTCCAGTCTACTCCATCTCCTGCATTAGGTAATAAATTACCTGTTGTTATTTCTTCTGCTGAAGTTGTAAGGGTTAGTATTGTCAGCAAAACGGTCAATAGCAAAGTACGCATATCCAATAAGTCCTATAAATATTGTTAACCAAATCATTTAGGTGATTCCCAATCTATTTTTTTCTTTTTTTCTTCAATCTTTTTTTCTACTTGTTTGTCAAATTCATCAAACTCTTTTGTCATTTTAGCTTCTTCTTTAGCTGCTTTCTTTTCTTCAAGAGCTTTCTTTTTAGCTATTGCTTTTTCTTTTTTATCTCGTTCCTTCATACGTTTTATATAAATATCGTAATCAGGTCTTTCGTGATCGTATTTAGCCCAAAGTTTTTTAGCTTCTTTACCTATTTTACCATCAATTGGACATGGAGTGCCTGCTTGAATCATAGATTCAAACACACGCTCATCTTGGCAAAGTATAGCAACGGCTGCTACCTTCATACCAAAATCATTTAAAATTCTTGCTAATTTTAATCTTTCACAATTTTTATCTATTACATGTTTTCCACCAGATATACCTAATCCAAAAGTTTGTACTCCTGCAGACACACCTACGGCGCAAACATCTTGTGTCATAGAATTATAAGATGGTGCAGAAGCTGATGGTGGTGAAGATCTTATATCTGAGTTTGTAGTATTATTAGTTGTTGATGTAGACTCAGAACCTGATTCATAGGTAGTTGTAGCTGTTGATGTATATCCACCTTCAATGGCTGTATTAGATCCTGATGTATTTGTTTGTGTAGAACCAGGGTAAGCAGGCCTAATAAATGTTAACAAACAAATTAATATAATTAATGTGCCTGTAAAATAATATTTTTTAAATTTATGCATCGTATTTAATTTCGTCTTCATAGCTCAGATCTTCAGCTTTTTGTTTACACTTACAATTTTCACAAGTGCACAAATCACCATCATAATGGTGGCCGTGCAATGATTCATTGCAGTGACAATCACAATGACATTTTTCACATTTACTCATCTTTTTTCTGCCACGCAAAAAGCCAACTAACAAATTTGTTCCATAATTTTTTAATCATCTTTTTTCTCCTCAATGTTATAAAAGAACTTATCAGTATCTTCTGTTTTCCATTTTCCTGTGTTTTCAACATTCCAATCACTTGTTTGTACCTTCCAATCGGGAGTTTCGTTTTTAACTGTAAATGAAGGTATGTCCCAAAGTATACGATTGTTTGGTTGGGCAGCATAATTGCCGTCTTCTAACGCCAATATATGAGCGCACTTATGTTCGTGCGGTATTTCTGAATGATCAGTATCTACTATATTACTCTCTGGGTGCGCCCAGTCAACAGTAAAAAGATATTGTCCAGGGTGGAGTTTTTTATCTTTTCCGAAGTATTTCCCTGATTGTCCGTCTAGGATATCATAAGAAGTGACAGCAGGATAGTAACTAAAGCAATTCCATAGCTCCAGCTCATCAAGTCTACGTCTAGGTACTTCTTTTGGGTCAAAGTCTCTTTGAATGAACGCAGAAATTGGCAAACGGTAAAATACAGCACCGTTTTCCATAATTGCGTGAAAGAGTATAGGACGCCCCGTAATCGATGCCAGGCCAAATATAATGCAATCTTCAGCTTCTCCATAGTGATCTTTAAGATCGTAGAGATATTCTCTCCTGATCTGTGAATACACCACAGGTATGTTTGCATTTAAATAAGCCATCTATCATATATTAACTAATTAGAGCTATAATGATAACGATAGCAACAGCTACACCGATTTGTACTTTTCTATCGGATTTAACTTTTGCAATTATTTTGTTTACTATTTCCATAGTTTCCTCCTAGATTAATCGTAAATGTCTCCCCAATTTTCACCAGATTCATAATCTACTTTATTAGGGACGTGCAACTTAACAGCATTTTGCATAATATCAATAATTTTATTTGCGTGTTTTTCAGATTCTACTGAAATATCTAACTCATCATGAATTTGTATGTGGGGTATAATTTTTTCTTCATAAAGGTCTAACATTGCTTTCTTTGTCATATCGGCAGCTGATCCTTGGATTAATTTATTTAAAGCTTTATATGTAAAAGCTCTTCTAATATTATTTTCTCCAAATTTAGCATTGGCTTCTTCCCAAGTCATTGGACTTGTAAGTCTTCCAGGTCTAAATGCAGCTTCTTCCCATGTATCAAATCGACATCTTCTTCCAAGAAGAGTTGTAATATATCCATTTCTTTGTGAATCTTTTGATGTATTATTCATTAAATCTTTAACAAAAGGTACACGGCTATGATATTTTTCAAATAATTTTTCTGCTTCTTCTTTAGTGCTTAAACCTAATTCAGCTTGAAGTTTTGCTTTACCCATTCCATAAAATAATCCTAAATTAATTGTCTTAGCTTGAGACCTTTCTATACCTGCCATATCTGCTACAGTTTGGTGAAAGTCTACATTATTATTTTTAAATCTGTCTACTATGCTTTTAACTTCATCATCTTCTCTAAGTTTAGGACTAGCTGCTGCGTAGTGTACTACTAATCTTGGTTCTTGTTGAGAATAGTCAAAACATCCCCAAGTATGATTTCTTTCTGGTAAAAATAATGATCTAATTAAAGGACCTAAATCCTTGTTCCTCGCTGGAACCTGCTGGAGATTTGGATTCGAATAAGAAAATCTTCCCGTCACCGTTCCTCCTTTTTCACCTCTTACTGGATTTATGTCTGCGTGTATTCTACCTTTGTATTGGTATTTAATAATCGTATCTATAAATGTTGTATGAGCCTTGTTTATTTCTCTAGCTTTTGCTATACATTGAACCAATGGGTGCTTGTGCACCTGTAAAAAATTTTTAGTAAAGGAAGGCGCTTGTGTTTTTAAAGTTCTATTATAAGGTAAAGAAAGCTTGTCAAAAACTTTACCAATTGATCTTGCTGCCCATATTTGGACATCTACTTGTGTTTCTTTTTTTACTTTTAGTAACAATTGCTTTTCTTCTTCTGATAATTTGGACTTTAATAAGTGCGCCCTTTCAACGTCTACTCGAACGCCTTTAACTTTCATTTCTACTAAACAAGGAAATAATCTTGTTTCTAAATCAAATACTTCAGTTAAATTGTCTTTTCTAATTTCTAGAGATAAATATTTAAATAATTTTAAAGTTAATTCAGCATCTTTTTCAGCATAATTACCTACATACATCGCTGGTAATTTATACATTTCTGCTTTGGGATCTGCTCCTGCTTTTTCCGCAGCAGTAGTTAATATACTTTCGTCTTTAACTTCTCCTAAATGATCATAACAAAGACTATTTAAAGAATATGAATATCTATTTTCATCTACTAATGCTGCCATAACCATGGTGTCTATGATATAGCCATTTACCTGGATATTATACGCTCTTAACCAACACATGTCATACATAGCGTTGTGAAATATTTTAGTTGATGGAAGAAGACATATTTCTTGAAGCCAATCTAAAACTTTTTTTCTAGGTAAGTTTCCTTCTCTATGAGCAATAGGAAAATATCCTGACCATCCTTCAACAGCTACAGCTACTCCTATTATCTCTCCTTCATTTGTTAAAGCTCCGGAACCTTTTGATTTTAAATTAGGATCTTTAGTCTCTAAGTCAATTGCTATATATTTATGTTCTTTTAAATCTGGAAAATTTTCTGGGCATACCCATTCAGTTGCTGCGGCAAACATTATTTAACTATCCCCCAAGAATTCTTTTTTTCTTTTTTTATCTCTTTCACTTGTTCAGGATAGTCTCTATCGATTGCCATGTCAATATAATGTTTTGCTTTTAATAAATCTTCTTTTTGATTTTTCTGTTTGTGCCTACACAAATATTTTATGGCGTTGCCTTCTGCGAATGGAATATTATTTCTGTTAATAAATTCTGATGGCTGAATAACCATAGATTTATAGTGGTCCCCGCCCACCTGCTTTTTATAAATTTCATCTTTCATTAACACACTCCTTAATTAATTTTTTAATATAATATTCATGCCTTCTTGCTTTAACTTCTGGTCTTTGACCATATTCTTTGTCCCATGCTTTACCTTTGGGACTTTGTCTCCATTTTTTTCTTGCTCGTTTTCTACTTTCTGCATATGGATGAATCATTTTTATATTCCTAAGTGTAGGTATATCCATAAAGCTGTAAAAAATACAATTGCTAATAAATCCATTTCAGCTATCATACTATTGGATATCCTATGTTGTAAAAGTTAGTTTGTGTGCTCTCCATAACATATAAATTTTGTTTTGCTCTTGTTACTCCAACAAAATATAATCTGTGAATTTTATCTGCGTCTTTATCTGCTTCTCTTGCTAAAAAATCATTTTCATCTTCTGAACCAAAATCTATATATAATATAACATTTTTACACTCTCTACCTTTAGCCCCATGAATTGTTGATAGTTCTATTTTTGAATCTGTGGTAAGATCATCGCCGTTTTTTAATAAAAGTTTTATGTAATTTTTTTGTTGATCTGACATGTGAAGATGCTCCCAGCTGCCCGCCACTAGAAGCCCGTGATCTTTTTGTAGTTCCTCTAACGTAACAGTAAAAACTTTATCTAATAATTTTCCTTCTCCAAATCCACGCTTTACTTGTTTCTTTCTTAAAAAATTTTTAATAACGTGTTGTGCTTCTTCACCTGATACACTTGCGCCAGAATTTAACCTAGTCCAAATTCTATACGCTTTAAGTAAGTCTGTAGGTAATAATTCGTTTTGTCCACCTTTGTATCTTAAGTTTAAATCATTTAAGTATTGTGCGGGTTCTTTTAATTGTGCATTAGTTTGAGCAAGGATCATCCAATCATCTTTTTTAAAATCAAAATCAGTTAGTAAACAGTTTTCTTTATAAGTTCCATCCTCGCCTCTCGCTTCCCAAGGCTTGTTTAATCTTTCATTTATATGTTTTAAAATTTCTAATGCCTTTGCGTGTATTTTTTTAGGGACTCTGTGCGAATACACTTGATTATCAAAAGTACCTTTTAAATTTATAAATATACTTGGGTCTGCTCCTTGAAATCCATATATAGTTTGATCATCGTCTCCTGCAATGTATGATCGTTCACATTGATCTTCTATATGAAAAAACATATCCCATTGCAAAGGACTTAGATCTTGGGCTTCGTCAAGGAAGACGGCATCGAGAGCAAGACGCTTATCTTCCTTGACAAATTTGGTAATCATATCTGAAAATTCTACCATTCCAGTTTGTTCTTTATATGATTTTAAATCTTCATCAATTTGTTCCGTTAACCATAAATCAACAGAGTGATGTAAATCTAATTGTAAAGCAGCTTCTATTAAACTAATTTTTTTAGAACGCGAATAAGTTATAATTCTCATGTGAGGATTTTGATGTATTGTGTTTCCGTAAATATCTTTCTTAGTTTCAAATTTCATTCCTCTACAAATTTTTGATTGACTTGTAAATTGTTTCCACTTTCTATCTTTTAATAATTGTGTTGTAGTATCAATATTACATTCTCTTGTACCTAAATGATGCAATGTAGAAATATAAAGTAAAGAATGTTTTATTCTTCCATATGCTTCAACTGCTGCAGCATTACTAAATGTCACATAAACTATTTTTTTAGGATCAGTGTGTAAGTCATTGATTTCTTTAGACAAATACTTGTTTATTAATGTAAAAGTTTTACCTGTTCCTGGTGGACCAGGTATTATTGTTCTTATTGCCATGGTTCTTTTTCTACTTCTAATTTTCTAGGATTCGGTTTATCTAATTTTATTGTTAACATTTCTAAAACTCTATATGTTTTGCCGTCTATTTTTGGTTGTCTTTCTTTAACTTCAAACATAGTTTCTAAAAGTCTTAATGTTTTTTGTTTAGGATATGTTTTCTCCGCCCAAGATTTAGTTTTTAATAAATATCTCCAAAAAGATTTAAATTGAAAAAAAGTGCTTCCTTCTTTGTCGGTGTATGCAATTCCTCTTAATACATCATCCATTTCTTTACCTGGGGCTTTATTTATATAATCTCCTAATATTTCTGTTAATTGAACTTCTAATTTTGAAGAATAGGGTGCGGGAATCGTTTCTAAATTTGCAAATAATTTTATTAATAATTTTCTCCACGCATGTTTAGGGACTGGCATCATCGGCATTCCTACTTGATTCATACAAGCTAGTGAAAATTTTTCTGGATCATGCAACGTTGCATCATCTACTTCTACACTATCACCATCTAAAGTTACAAAATAAATAGGTGGGTCAGAGTCATATTTTCTTATTTCTGTTATTTCTGGCGTAGGCCCATCATCGCCCACTCCAAACTCTCTCATAGAACATTTTTTAGCTTCACAAAAACTATGTATCGGTTCATCTTTACATTTATATCTATATTCTTTGCCGTCTAATGATTCAATTAAAGTATTTATTTCACTCACATCTAAAGGTGGTTCCATAAATTTCTTATTGTACGTAAACATATGACTTTGCCATTCATCTTTTTCAGAATATCTTTTCTTTAAATATACACCTACGTTATACATACAATTATTTCTTTGACCATTTGGAACTCCATCACTTAATAATGTCACTAAACATGGTGGCATACCTTTAAAAAAATCATCGCCTTCTTTATCATTTGCAATTTTTAAATTTTTTAATTCATCTAAAGACATAGCTTTTTCTTTATATGCTTCAAAGAAGTCTTGAATTTTTAAAGCTTCTCCATTTTCATCATAAGCAAATCTCATAGTTCGATCATCCCCATGATAAGGTAAATTTAAAAAACTTCCTGTGTCTCCCCTATCTACTCTTATGTAGTCTTGTTTCGGAAATATTTCTGCTTTTGCAAAACCTAATGCTGAAGCTATTAATTTAAGTTTAGTTCTCATTATAGTTGCTGGAACAAATTCATTTGTAAATAAACACGCATGTCCTCCTCCAGACTTAGATCTAAAGAGAATCACCGGAATATTTTTTAATTTTAATTTATTTAAGAAATTTTTGTGATTAAAAGGATATGTATCTATATCTATGCATCCCCATTTACATTTGTTTTCTCTGTTAATTGGAACAATTCCTAATCCAGGGTCAGTTCCCTTTAAATGATCTTCCCAAAGTTTAATAAGAGGTTTTTTATTTACTGTATAGGATTTAGTTTTATGTTTTCCTCTTTCGTCAAACTGGTCCGTTTTTACGGTCTGACCGTAAGCAGAATCTAGCCCTTCAAATATATTTTTAAAAATTTTTACTTTATCTGTCATATGCTCTCTGTGGCATAGGCGGCTTCCGTCTCCATCAGCCGCCTACTATTCACACTATTTGCTAGCTAAACTAGTGTAAAACTTTTTAGCTCGCTCATATAAAGCTGGTTCTTCAACAGGACCAACCTTAGTGACATTATAACCATACCATTGGTTACCTTTGCCTGAGTTTAAAACAGATGTTAGTCTATATTTATGACTAAATGATGGCGGTGTATATGGACCATTTTTTCCATCGAGAGTAATGGACATCATCATTGAGTTCCATTTTCTACTTACTTTACCTTGAGATGAACTCATAGATATTAAAGCATTCTCTGTGGAATTACCGTCTCTAATTAAAACGTAATGTTGTCCAACAGTTAAGATATAGTTTCCATTATCTAATCTATCTTTACCCATTTCGTTTTTTGTTTTTGAAAGTATATCAGAGTTAGCATCGTAAATGTTTTCAGGTCTACCTGATCCAGTTCCGAAATCTGCCCACTCTTGGTACTCCAATTTATAATGACAAGGTATAACTTCTATACCTTTTGCTCCATCATACAGTTTTTTAGTAACTGTATTTAAAAGCATTCCTGGTTCTGCACCTTCAACATAATTTTGATTACGTTTTTGTGCTTCTCCAGAGCCATTTTGCAATAATTTTAAGATAGGCAAAGCCAAACTTGATGTCTTTACATTCTCAAAACCTGCATGAGCATCACCTTCATACAAAGCTGTAGATGGTAATCCTCCTTCTTTTCTCGTTGTTACATTGTTTTCCATGTTTCTATTTTCTCCTTGTTATTTTTGTACTGTTACCCGCGTAAGTTTTAAAAAGATCAGAGGGCATCTCTTGTCCAGATTCGAGACGCTCCCTGACCACTGCTTTGAGTGTCTGAGGATGAACACCAATTTTCTGGACTGGTTCAAACCCCTGACCTCGTGCAAGGACAGCATATTGCTGTGCCTTGTTATCTTCGCCACGACCAAAGGTAACGGTGACATCATTTTTAATAATATCACCTAGGCCGTTATTTCGAAGCCATGTAAAAGCTTGCTCCTGATAATCAGGAGTGATAGATGCACCGTAAATTTTTTTAATCTCTACAGATTCTCCATCTTTAAGCTTTAATTTTGTAATATGCATTTCTTCCATCATTTGTGGAACTTCTATATTTGAAATATATTTAGCTTTCTCTTTTAATTTAGATAAACTTTCTTCTGCATTTTCTATTTCATCTTCTAAATTTTTTAATTCTATAACTTTATCAGACAAACTTTTAGCCGCGTCTGTTTGAGTTACAGATTCTACTCTATCTTTCTCGTAATCAATCATCTATTTTTCCTTTCTCATGTAAATTTATTTCTAATGGATAATACATTTGTTCTTGTCTATCCCATTTTAAAAGATTGAATTTTCCTCCGTTCATATCCGATACAATTGAACATGCAATACCAATTACAGATGGATCACCTGATAATAATAAATAATCTTTAGACGTATAATTTTTTAATAAACGTCTAAGTTCAAAAATAATTGGACCAGGACTCATAATAATTTGTGTGTTCTCTTTTAAAAGAACTTTTAATTTACCATATTTTTGAGCACCTATAATATTATATTTAGGACGCCCAATTCTTGTTCCTGGTAATTCTTGCAATACATAAACAGTACTTTGTGTTTCATGTGTATTGCTAATTGAATCGTATTTTATACTCATAACTTTCTTGACAAACATATAAACATTATTATATAAGAAGTCAAGAAAGAAAAATGTTAAATTATAAATTTAAAACGAAGCCATACGCGCATCAGTTAAAAGCGTTAGAAATGTCCTGGAATAAGGAAGTTTTTGCTTATTTTATGGAAATGGGTACTGGTAAATCCAAAGTACTTATAGATAATATTTCTATGCTTTACGATAAAGGTAAAATTAACGCTGCCTTAATTATAGCACCAAAAGGTGTCTATAAAAATTGGTATGAAGGTGAAATACCTGATCATATGGTAAATCACATAGATAAAAAAGTAGTTTTGTGGCAAGCGTTAATTAATAAAACACAACAATCTAAATTAGATACTTTATTTAAAGCTGGAATAGACCTACGTATATTAGTTATGAACGTTGAAGCTTTTTCGACTAAAAAAGGTCTAGAATTTGCTAAAAAATTCTTAAATTGTAGTAGTGCATTAGTTGCAATAGATGAATCTACAACCATAAAGAATCCGGGAGCTAAAAGAACTAAAGCTATATTGTCATTATCTAAAATGGCTAAATATAGAAGAATATTAACTGGATCACCTGTGACAAAATCACCATTAGATTTATATACTCAATGTTTTTTCTTAGATTCATTTTTATTAGATCACTCTTCTTACTATAGTTTTAGAACTAGATATGCTTTAATGAGAACAGCCAATTTTGGAGGTAGATCAGTACAAATAGTAGTTGGGTATAGAAATCTAGGTGAATTATCAGAAAAGCTAAAACCCTTTTCTTACAGAGTATTAAAAGATGACTGTTTAGATCTTCCTAAAAAGATTTTTATGAAAAGAATAGTACAATTAAGTCCAGATCAATTTAAAGTATATGAGCAAATGCGTAAAACAGCTCTTGCTACATTAAATGGTAAAATGACTACAACAGCTACTGCTTTAACTCAAATAATGAGATTGCAGCAAATCACATGCGGCCATTTTAAAGCAGATGATGGCACTTTACAGGATATTCCTAATAAAAGGATAGATGAACTAATAGATATATTGTATGAAATTGAAGGAAAAGTAGTTATTTGGGCTCATTGGCAAAGAGATGTGCATAAGATAATTGAAGCCATAAATAAAGAATTCGGTGAAGGTTGTTTTGTTGATTATTATGGACTAACACCTCAAGATGAAAGACAAACTAATATTAAAAAATTTCAAGAAGATGAAAAAGTTAGATTTTTTGTTGGAACACCTGCCACTGGTGGTTATGGAATTACCTTAACCGCAGCTAGTAATATGATTTACTATTCTAATGGATATGATTTAGAAAAGAGAAAACAGTCTGAAGCGAGAATTGATAGAATAGGTCAAACTAAACCAATGACTTATATAGATATTCTTGCGGAAGACACAATTGACGAAAAAATTGTATTGGCCCTCCGCAAGAAAGTTAACATCGCTTCAGAGATAATGGGCGAAGAATTAAAAGCTTGGATTTAATCCCTTAAAATGTAGGACATACGCGCGAAGCGCTGCAATTTTTGAAACCTACTATTTTACAGAAATTTTTTTAGGCTTTTTGTTTTCAGGTGGATCGTATTTCAATTCCACTTTCAACATTCCATCTTCAAGTTTAGCACCACTACATTCAACATACTCTGATAACTGAAGTTGTTTTTTAAATGCACGTTTAGCTATACCTCTGTGAACAAAGTCTTCCTTATCTTCAGAAGTTTTTCCTTCAATAGATAAAACTCCGTCTTGCACTTGGACATCAATGTCTGACTTTTTATAACCAGCCACTGCCATTTCCAATGTGTATTTATTTTCACCTGCTTTCTTTATATTATAATGTGGAAAGCCTGCGTTTATAGTTGGTAGTCGATGAAATCTGTCAAAGAAATTTTCGAAACCAATTGCGTTATTTAGGAAATTATTTAAGTTTATTAGATCAGTCATAGTAACCTCCTTGTTTAGACAGTTAATAATTAAGAGCCC